AAATTCTTAGTAAAAAAAAAGGAATTGATCTATAAAAGCCCTTGACATTATCACAAATATGTGGTATAAATAGTATATAGTTTGTTGATACAATTCGACAATTGGACAGGACTTGGGGGCAGTACCCAACGCCTCCACCATAAACACTAGAGAGCACCTGCAAGTGCTTTCCTTTGCAGAGGACTATAAAGTAGTCTAGTGTTTTTGATGGGGGCGAACTAGGATCGACTGACAAGGATAGAGGCGAGTAGAACTATCGGATGACTGCGTTATTGGTCAAAACTACTAAATGCAAATAATAACTTTGCACCTTCTGGATTCGCACTAGCTGCGTAATCACAGGGAGCTGGTCACTTGCTTAGCAACAGAAAAGTGACACTCATTGGTGAAGTGATACAGCCTTGCAATTTCGCAAAAGATATCACACAGAGGGTCACTTACTTAATAAGTGCGCGTGGGGTCATGGTTAACCCCACATTTTAGAATGTAGTGAGGAATAATATGGGTAAGAGTTTACAAGCGAATTATACACCACTTTGGCCAGTCCCATTTGGTTGGGCTAACCTTGGTGAAGACTTTCGTGATTTAAATAAAAAATTAATAGAAGATATTGAAACTGAAAGAAGTTTAATTCCACAGACTGAGGATGGAAGCTTTTCAAATAATCAACATAGTTGGCGATCTCAAAATACTTTGGAACATAAGTATCAAAGTTTTGCTCAACTTTTACCATCAATTAAGTCAATAGCCCAACCAATAATGCACAAAAGCGGCCTTCCATCAGATATAACTGCTAATGTGGCAAATCTATGGGCAAACGTGATACTTTCCCGCAGCGGTTATTCTTTTCCACATACACATGGAACTGGTGACACACTTTGGTCTGGAGTTTATTATCCACAGGGTGTGCAAGATATAGAAAATTTAGATGAATTTGACATATATGATAATTTTACACATGGTGTTAAAGATGTTGGTGGAACACTAATACTAAGGGACGGCAATATTTCTAAAGGATTGGTTCAAGCAGACACTAATGAACTCCATCATGCTTACGATAGAAATTTTAGTATAACACCCAGAGAATCGTTACTTGTTTTATTTCCTGCTTGGGTGGAACATATGGTAACCCCAACAATCAATGATAAAAAAAGATATAGCATATCATTTGGTATATTTCGTAAATCTCAAGGCCTCGCTATGGACTCAGCTGTTACAAGAGGGTGGGGAACTTTAGATTCAAACGATAATTTTAATGATGAAGTAACTATTGAAAAGGAATAAAGAATGCAAGAACCAACATTTGTGATAGAACCTCTAGTACAAACACCAAAGAAATTTTCATTAGAAATTGAAAATATAGCTAAAGATAAAAATATTACTCACATGGATGCAGTAATTCATTTCTGTCAAAAAAATGATATAGAACCAGATACAGTGGGTCGACTCATAACCAAAGGTCTTAAAGAGAAGATTGAGGCAAATGCAAGAGAACTAAATTATTTGGAAAGGCAAGCACAATTGCCAATTTAGTCCTTGACATTAATGACGAATCAGTGTATTATAAAGTATATAAACTAAAATAAGGAGTTTCCGTTTATGTCTGAAGTTACAAATAACGCATTTGATAGCCTTGAGGTTCTTCAAACAGCTAATCGTATCAAAGAACTTGAATACGATTGTGCAGAGCTGCAGAAGGAAAATAAAGAACTAAAAGAGCGGTGTAAACAACTCGCATCTCGTATGCCTGAGTGGCCTAAGGGTTATCGTCCAATACGAAAAGGTGGGCAAAATCAAGGTCAGGATAAATCTAGGTTTGTTCGAAATTGAAAGTAGACCTCATCGATCACATGGGCAGCGATCTCTCTGTAGTAAACGCTGCCCGTGTTTCTTTCTCTAAAGAATCAAAGTTAGTTTGGGTAGAAGATTCTCCTACTATGTACAAGGAGACTCTAAGTGATAAAGATAAAAAGTTAATAGGTTATCTTGCTAAACACGATCACTGGAGTCCTTTTGCTCACGCATCTTTACAGTTTAGAATTAAAGCTCCAATCTTTGTTGCGCGACAATTAGTTAAACACCAAGTAGGTTTGGTGTGGAATGAAGTAAGTCGCCGATATGTTGATGATACTCCAGAGTTTTATATTCCCACAGAATGGAGACTTAAAGCTGAAGACAAGAAGCAAGGTTCATCTGATGAAACTATTGAATATAATATCCAAGGTGCTATAGAGTTTGTAACACAGACGTATAATAATCTTTTGGATGCAGATGTTGCACCAGAGATGGCAAGAATGGTATTGCCACAAAATTTATATACTGAGTGGTATTGGAGTGGTACATTGATGGCTTTTGCTCGTATATGTAATCTGAGGTGTAAACCAGACACACAACTGGAGACACAACAAATTGCACAACAAATTGATATGTTGGCAAAGGAAAAGTTTCCTGTTACTTGGGGTGCTTTGAGGCCTGAATGACTACACACTTAATTTATGGAAATGGTGAATCAAGACCAAGAGAGGCACTGAGTGGTAATTTTATCACATGGGGTTGTAACGCAATTTATCGTGATTTAGCTCTTGACAATTTGGTCGTAATAGACTATCCTATACAACAAGAGGTTTATGAATCAGACTATCCAATGAATAACAAATGTTGGTTTGCTGATTGGGAAGTTCTACCAGCAGAATTTGCACCAGATGCAATAATAGCAGGTTGGGATGATGCAGTATATGAATCACGAAAAAAAGGTAGAAGCTCTTGTGTTGTACAGGGTAAAACTAAAGAAACTGTTGAAGCAAATTTACAAGAACTGCTTCAACATAATCCAGACTTGGATGTAGAAGACTTTAGAAGAAAAGCTGAAAAGGACGTTGGATTATATATTACTTGGGTTGAAGAATACAATGACAAAGTAATTAATATTGACTATCCTAAAGGGTGGTCAGCTGGGAATACCGCACTATATCTTGCTTGTAAGTATGGTGCAACAGAAATATATATGTTAGGGTTTGATGGTAACGATTATCACAAGTCTATAAATAACGTGTATAAGGGTAGTAATCATTATCTACCCGAAAGCAGTCGTGGGTTTAACACGATTAACTGGGATAACCAATTTAGAATGGTACAGAGGGATTTTCCTAATGTAAAGTTCTATAAGGTAGGAACAGATTTAACATACGAAGAACTAAAACAAAAGCATACGTTAACATAAGGAGACTTAAATGTCATTAGATACGTTAAAAAGAACCAACTCACTTGATAAACTTCTTGGTGCAGTTCAACAAGAGAATGCACCTCTAGAGAAAAAATCATACAAAGACGAAAGATTGTGGAAACCAGAACTTGATAAGTCAGGTAATGGATATGCAGTGCTTCGTTTTCTTCCTGCAGTTGAAGGTGAAGATATGCCTTGGTCAAAGGTTTGGAATCATGCATTCCAAGGCCCTACTGGTCAATGGTATATTGAAAACTCTCTTACTACTATCGGTAAAGCCGATCCTGTATCAGAGTTGAACTCTACTTATTGGAACACTGGTCTGGAATCAGACAAAGAAATCGCCCGTAAACAAAAGAGAAAACTACAGTATTTTTCAAATATCTATGTAGTAAGTGACTCGAAAAACCCACACAATGAGGGTAAAGTTTTCTTGTTTCGTTACGGTAAGAAAATCTTTGACAAACTGATGGCAGCAATGCAACCAGAGTTTGAAGATGAAAGTCCTGTCAATCCATTTGATTTTTGGCAGGGTGCTAACTTCAAACTGAAGATTCGTAAGGTTGATGGTTATTGGAACTATGACAAGTCGGAGTTTGAAGCTCCATCTGCAATGTTTGATAATGATGGGCAGATTGAAGATGTTTGGAAGAAAGCATATGCTCTTAGTGAGTTTAGTGCTCCAACCAACTTCAAGTCCTATGAGGAACTAAAGACTCGACTTGATACTGTTCTATCTGGAACAACTACTGTAGGTAATGTGATGGAGTCTGTTACAAAAGACCCCGAACCAACAGCCCCAGCTTGGGTTGATACTAAACCTGCTGAAGCAGTTGCTCCAGCATCTGAAGAAGAAGATGATACAATGTCATACTTTCAGAAGTTGGCAAACGAATAGTAAGGTAGTTAACTATCCTAGTTGCTGAATCAGATTCGGACTAAAAATACTACTATACAAGTAGAGGAGAGACAGAG